AGATAATGTGTTTTTTATTATCTGCTGGAAATCTTCCGCTTGACCAAGTCAAGGTTAAGTGGGAGTCGCATTGCTTCGAGCGTTCGAAGCTATGGGACCCCTCCCCCAGAAATGTGGAGGCGTGTCCGGCTCGTACCCTTTGTACTGAGTCGGACACAGTTCCTGTCTGCGACAGGACACGGGCCGTTGTGCGTGGACTTAAGGAAGTCCTTAGACACCACAACGCTGACAAGAGTCTTTTAGAAGACCTTTCAAGTCAGATAAGTTCATACTTAAATCAAAGTAAAGATGAAGAGCAATGGTTGGCAAGATCAAAAGATTTGCTAACCTACCCAAAGGCTCTCTACTTAAAGAATGAACTACCCAAGTCACCTGATCGGAGGTTTGCTCCTCAAGGTGGTTTAAAGAAATGGATGCATAACAGGTTGAACGTATTCAGACCTTCGAATACGCACCTGTGGTACTCGTGGCTCCAGGGCAAACGAGCTTCCCTCCCGGTTTCAGATGGCATTGTCGATATGACTTATGACAAGCATCTAGCGACGCTAACGAAACCTGACGATGGCTGTCTAAAGACCATCGATGAGATCATGACAAGTCCGAGTATGGTACTCGCTTGTCGACAGATGTCTGACGCTATGGAGCGCGCACTGTCTGACGCAAAGGATCCTTTATCCTTGATGCCGTCAAAGAACGCCGCATTTGAATCTAAGAGATCTCAGGGCGGTCAGCAAGGTCATCTCTTGAAACTTGCTGGTTTAGATGATGAGACTGTATATTCACAGGTCTTATCACGTGAGATTGTGGATGGTCTCGTCGACCTTTTCGGTGACGAAGTTCTTACCATTCCCAAGACAATCTGCGCCGGTGTTGCTATCCGGTCAGCTGTTCTTCAGAAAATGGACTGGGTTCCCTCTTATCGGGGTACTCCAAAGGTCCTCCACACTTATGAGCCAATGGGTCGTGTGGAATGGTCTCACCTCAATGATTTCTATATTGGGGATGAAGTGCTGTCGGCGACTATTCAAGCCGTTCTGGAACCTATGAAGGTCCGGGTAATCAGTAAGGGGAATGCTCTGCCATATTATATGTGTCGACCTTATCAGAAGGCGATGCATGGCTCATTACGAGACTTAAAGCCGTTCCGTCTTATCGGACGTCCCTTTGAAGCCGCTGATGTCCTTGATCTAAGGAAGCGGGCTCTCAGCACATGGAAATGGTTGTCTATTGATTATAGCGCTGCTACAG